TCTTAGAGCAATTCTTAAAATAAATGTAATTGTCAAACTTTCAAGCCATAATAGCTTTAAAAACCCGCAAAAGCAGGAAAGGGGTCGACTGCACCGATCGTTGTCCCAAACACTCAGCGTGGGAAACCCTTATTTACATGCAAATATGCAAAAGAAACTCACAACAGTGAGAAAGAAAGTATAAACTTATCTTATTTAATTATTTTATTACATCACTAAGTCCCCACAGGGATAGTGATGTAATATAAGGACGGAGCATTATTCATATAAAAGAAATTATAGTCCGGCCCACAAGCAGAGTGCGCATGAATACGCACTGACGCAGTTGTTGCTACCTTATAAAATTGAATATTAAGTTCAATATTATCTTCTGTAGTCTCATCTCCAGTTGCCCCCACGAATTGTTGGGCTGGGTTAACGAACTGGAAATTGTATTTAGAGTAGTATGGAAAATTCATAGTTACTGAAGGGGTTTGATGGAAATCCGCCAAAGCCACCCCACTGTTTGGATCCCGCATGTACCTTCGGTATACATAACTTAACGCATTGACACTAGATGATGCAGAAACAGTGGACGATGTCCAATCTGATGACGTAATAGCATCATCATAACGCAATAATGTAACTCTAGAAGGTTGCTGATTTCCAAAGGTTTCGATATTAAACATATGATTCATAGAGCCCCTTTGACCCACATATAATAGTGATACCCAGTTAGGTATGCACATACGTACATAACTGTATTTCGCAGTACCTACGCCAACTGTTTTATTCGCTGTCCAGTATGCGTTTGTGTCATAGCCAGGATACTTAAGTCTACGCGATGTTCTGTGAGTGAGCATAGTGAGCGTGCTTCCCGAATCTGCACCAAATGTTTCATTAGAATATTGATGAACAAATCTGTGTAAAAGTGGTCGAAAAGATGTCACACACTCACCAAAATGCACGAGATACTTATTTGGATCACCTGTAGTTGGTTTATTCCCTACAATCACTTGGCGAGGATTAGTTGCATACTGTACCTCTCCAGATTGGAGAGCAAATGGTGTAACATCCAAAGTCGTACTCTTGATTATATTGCGTGGATGCGCAAATTCAATATTATCCGCTGCCCGAACAAATACCAATACAGGAATAGCTGTAGATGATTGCGGACCCGAAAGTGGATTCACAACTCGCATGGTTATCAATCCATTTGAATAACCATCTGGAGCCAATGCTGTTCCTGACAAATTATAATTGCCTGTGGCCACATTACTTTCAAGGAAAGTTGTTGCTTGAGAATAAGGAACTCTTATTTCAATATCCTGATCTGCCCCTATGTCTACAACCTCATTGAAAACAGTCGTATAATCTGGCACTGTAGTCGAAATGTTATTTGTTGGATCAAACGTGATTCGCACACGTCCTTTGTGAAATCGTGTACAAATAAATTTAAATCTAAAGATAATATCGCCTCGCCAATATTTAAATGGAACAGATGCATAAGCCATAGGAGTAAACTGATATGGAGCATTAGCAGCACCACTAGTGTAAGCTAGACCAGGTGTGACGCGAGATACTAAAGTTAATGCATCAACAGCATCAGTTGACGATAAAATTGCCGAACCAATATATGACTCGCGTCCACATATATACGCAATACTTAACTCATCCTTACCATCCAATCCCACCGTTCGAGGATCTAGACACACTTCGTTCTTGGGATCTATAGCTGATCTGTCCGTAGGAACGGACACCTCGCAAGAGGAATTGTGTGGGAAAGGTTGTATCTTAACTGCATCTACAGTATCCATATTTGGAACATTGGTAAAACCAAGAGAAGAAGCCACCTTAGAAAAAGTGCCTGCAACTGAACTTGTAGCTTTCATGTAGGGACCTATCATTGGAATACGTGACAGTGCACCTGCAGCTTTTGCGACACCAGACGCAATCTGAGATGGTTTATAATCAAACTCATCAGATTGTAAAGCCAACTTAGTGGTTGGTGCATGCAATTTAACGTTTTCTGCCCAAGCATAAACGTTAATAACCACAGATGTGCCAGTAACTCCGTTAGCTGAAACCAATTGAGAATATAAGCATGGAGTAATGGTACCCATCTCTTGCGTAGCGAGCGCAGAAGTAATATCTAACCAATTTTTATGATAAAAGAATGGTAGATGGATCTCCCCCCCTTCGCAAGTTTGCGGAAAAATCCAAACCTTAGCACGTTGAGAATGAGGAATTAATTCCCCTCCCCCTGTATCAGTGATAATGGAGGTACCATTTAACTTTTGTAAAGGATTATACGTGAATGCCATTGCACCCGAATAAAATGGTGAAGCGTTAATAACAAACTTCAATTTTAAGGTGCAATTTATGAAAGAATAATTATTTAACTTATTCTTAATGGGGGTACTGTTAAAAAATAAGTACCAAGGATCCCAGGTAGTGGTTGTATTATAATTGTCTGTTTGAGCCCAAGTATGTGTTTTAATTAACACTGGGCGAGACAAGTATTTGGCTAGTTCAACTTCAGGCTGCTGATCACTCAGATTCAACAAATTAGGATGAGGAATAGACCAACTAGATCCAGGTGTCTCATCTAAAAACTCAACCACAGTAGTGGATGTCGTCTCAGATGCTGATTCTCCTTGGAGAATAACCTCTGCCTCATCAGACTGAAGGGTATATCTCTGATTCACATCATCATATGACGAATCGTCCTCTCCCAATGAAGGGGAAGGCACAGGGGTATTCACATAATACACATTTTGTGTATGTGGCTCTGAGTGAGCCACGCACTGCCGCAAATTTAGTTTTGCAGCACAACTTTGGCACATACCTCGATGTGCAGAACTTTGATTTTCGAATGCAATATGTACAACAGTCGAGCTTGCTAGGCCTATGACTGAGGGCGTATAGTCGCCACTCTGGAGGATTAATTCTGGCTCCTCCATACCAAATGATTGGGCTTCTCTCAATTTAGAGTATTCAACAAACTCATTTCTGAGAGATTCCCATGTAGGTAATTATCTATCCATATACTGAAAAAGCTCTAGCTCTTGAATCCATGTATTGAATAGTTTACGTTTATGCTCAAAAATATCTTTACCATACCAAAAATATTCTCTCATAGCCGTGTCCAGCACTGCAACACTCTGCAATTGTGGACTAACACTGCGTGATTCTACGCACATTGTCAGCATCTTATCAATGGATGCGTGCTCTAAAGGGCACACTCTATATCCTAGATCAGAATCGAATCTCCAGCTTCTTCTTAAAAAGGTAGCATCTCGAATATGAATGAATGGAACGCTTTCAGCTTCCTTATCAGCCATGGTAAATTCAATATCAATATCTGCAAGAGTTTTCTGCATGATAGTGTGATTTAACCACGTACAATGTTCATGCACACCCATAATCATATCATCTCCATATGTGAATAATGCAATATTATATTTAAAATCTTCACATGTACGGCGAGGATGATTTAAAGTATAGCAGTACCTAACATATAAACTATTTGCCAAACCGTTAATAATTACTGTTAAAGGGTGTCCTGATGGGTTCGTGCCAAAACACTGGATCAAATCCCCATGAAAATCGATAGTTGGAGACGCCGTATCTTCAGCTATTCCACCAACTACTCGTAAATCATCATCGCTCCACCCTGCAGCGGATAGAATATTCTTGATAATCTGGAAAGCAGCCAAAATTACTCCTGCTGGCATTCTTTTATCAAACTTTCCGTAATCTCCCGCCACTATTCTATCTTCTCCAAACCGAGTTAGGTAATGATAAATATCATCCCATTCAGTAGATTGTGCTATAGTTCCTGGACCAGCTTCAAATAAAAATCTATTTTTTTGGATGAAACGAATAGTGCTGAGAAGATACATTCTCACGACTAAACTCCAGGGCATAGGAGCGCCACAAAAAACTCTAGTTTTCCCTTCGGCAATTTTCTTCATTGATGTAGGCTCATCTTTAAGAGAAGCAGTGAATACAGGAGCATACAATTCGCCTCGTCTATAGGCTGATATTATATTATCCATTTCTTGTTCTATCTCTGGTGTAACATTCACTGGGTGTTGATAAATATCATCAGGTTCTTCTGGGATTAGAAAATATTTCTTCGATTTACGGAACGGAAAACCCGCACTTGTATTTCTAGGCATCTTGTCC